AGACGGTTAGGAACTTGGATGCGGATTGTCCAATCCTTCACATTTTTACCATTGGGTTCGGCTATTAACCGAGTTCCTTTTAAATGTTTCCAAATAAAAGTGGTAGTGAAGGCTATAAGGAGGTTCCCGCAGTTTGAAAGTGTCGCAAAATATTTTTGACATAGTCAAAAACATTCCACTAGCAAACCAATTTCTTGATTTACTTTTTGTGTCCAAAAATTAAACACGTTATAATTAACGGCGTATACACGGAGTTGACCAGAGTTTGTTCCAGTAGAAAGATTTAGTAACAAAGTAGCGTTATCGATTCGGGACATGTTGACAGTTCCTGAAGGTTGATGTTGTTCTGGGTTAAGGGCAAATGAGTATACATAGATACCGGTAGCTGGGCATCGGGTGAAGTGTTGGTAAGGTTGAACAATGTTGAAGTAAGTTGCCTTACGGACAGAGAATCGATCCTGTCCATTAAGTTGAAGCTTAGCATCAACGAGAGTATCGTTACCGACATATGCTTGACCACCTCCAGCAATACCTGAAGCGGTATAATCAGACCATCTGTTTGGTAAAAGTCCAGAAACAGGGGTAACAGTGTTAGCATCAAGTTGGAAGACCCAAGCAAGGAACTTAACTGGGTGGTTAAGAGCAAGCTTGGACTTGATGGCAGAGTTATTGTATGATTCGGCTCCAGTGAATTGTAGTTGTTCAATTAAATATTCCGTTTATACCCTCCCTTTCGGGATATTTTAAGGGACTAGACTATATCTTAAGGATTTTACTCCCCACTAACATTTAGTCGTTGAACCTTCTCCGTAATATCTTTTAAATAATTCTTAGCTAATATTAATTTTTCATCATCTAATAATTTCATTGATGTAAAATGTCTTTCATATCCTGGAAATGTACACCTATATCCATTTCTATCTTCTCTTATAACTTTTGTAATAAATTTAGGTAATTGATAAACATATTGTTTATATAATTCATCTTTACCACTTAAGTATTCATTAGCTAATAGAAAATTAGTTTCTTTGGATAGATATTTATAATTAAAATATCTTTCTGGTTTTCCTGGTTGTCTACATCTATATCCGTTTTCATAATCATACATATACATTGGTAATTTATTGTCCTTATTTTTTCTTTGTGACATTGAACACTTTAATCTTATTTCATCTGTAAAATAATACCCATTTTGACCACCACTTCTAGAATTATATCCAAAAGGCGTCAATGTATTATATACATTTATAAGTTTAATTTCATATTCATCTAACAAAGAATTATTAATTTCTAATAAAATTTCTGTTTTAAAATCATCTTTATACTTATTAAAAGCTCTTGCTATTAATGTATCATCTCTACATGATTTATGTTGAACTAGACGTATTTCAAATTTTTGTCTAGTTTGACCAATGTATTGTTTATCTGAAGGAAATGTTATACAATATATGAGACCCATATAAATTAATATTTTTTAGAATTATTCAATTTTTTATTTTAGGAGCTTGGCTGCGGATTGTCCAATCCTTCACATTATTACCATTGGGTACGGCTATTAACCGTGTTCCTTTTAAATATTTCTAAATAAAAGTGGTAGTGAAGGCTATAAAACTAAAGTAAAAACAATTTTGAAAATTTATTTTTAAATTACTTTAGTTCTTTGTTAAGGAGTTTCCCGCAATTTGAAAGTGTCGCAAATAAATAAACCAAATGATAAAAACTGGCAGGTGATCATTTAATTTGATTTGATTTATTTATTTACTAGCAAATATGTTTAATATTTACTTTTTAACACAGTTTATATACAAATACTGTATATTTTTTATGTTGCACCTGTGCGAATTGACGACGTTCATCAGTATCAAGATAAACGTAATCAATGTAAAGTGAACAGTATCCAATAGATGGAACACCAGAAGCAAGAGCTGCGGTGGTAGAGGCGATGTAGTTTTGTGAAGCTGGAGTGAAACTAATGTTGAACTTGACTTCGTGATATTGGAGAGCAATAAGCGGAAGAGCAAGACCCGGGTTTCGGTTGAACCAGAATTGAAGAGGAACGTAAAGAGTAGCAGCTGGAATACCTCCGTTTGCTGCAGTAGTTGGAGTAGTAAGAGTTGTAGTGTTACCAGTCATTACAGAGTATCCATCTTCGTGTTCAGCTGTTTGGGTAAGTTCGTTCCAGATGTTGAGCCAGTCACCGTAATGTCTGTCAATTTCTTGTCCACCGATTTCAATGTTAACATAGTCGATAATCGAGTGACCAATGTTACGAGTCCATGCGACAGTTTGACCACCAGTTGCTGGGGTTAAAGCTGGGAGAACTAATTGAAGGTAAGTTCGGCCAATAAGATCACCATTTCGGGAAACAGTGCAAGAAACTTTTCGTCCAAAATCAACGGTTCCGTTGAAAGTTTGTTCAATAGATTCTAGGGCGAAATTCGTATGACGACGATACACAACTTTAAAGAATGTAATTTGCTTTTATACCCCACCTTTCAGTGTATTTATTAGGGAATAGACTATATCTTAAGCGAATTCATAAGAATTCACCCATTACCGTTTAGTCGTTGAACTGAGGCCATAGAATATTAACATTCCTTAGGCTTTGGCTGCGTGTTTGTCCATTTCAAAAATCTATAAAGATTTTATCATATATTGCCTTATTACTATACCTCAGTTTAATTCTGGGCCAGTAAATTTTTTCAAATTTACTTTAGTAGCAAATAATTTTTTACTATTTTCTTATGATTATTTATTAAATCAATGTCTAATTTATCATTTTTACTCAAATTTAAAACTTTTTCAATTGGTCTAACATTTTTCCAACTAAAACAGTCTTTTATTTGATTATCATCTAACAAATCAAAAGACGCACATGGTTTTACATGGTCTATATGCCAATATTCACCATGATTATTCCAATTCATATTTTCATTAAATTGAAATTCTAACCAATTTTTGTAAAATTCAATTGAACAATCTATTATATTTAAAGTTGAATCTTTTTTATTATTATTATTACTTTTTAATGCTGAATAAATTCTTGACTGTATATTTGAATATATTTTAAATTCTATATCATTTTGCCTTCGTGTTCTAATATACACTGTATGCTTTTGATTTTTAATTTCTTTATTATTTTCATACCAGTCTCTACTTCTTTCACAACATTTTTCTTGATTGTTATAATAATATTCTTTTTTAGATTCTATTACTTTATCATAATTTTCTGTTCTATATATTTTACGTAATTGTTTTACGCATTCTTTACAATTTGCTCTATAATTATTAGAATCTTTTCTGAAATAAAATTCAGATAAATCCTTATCAATTTGACATTTTTCACATTTCATTTTTAATAAAAATTCATAAAATATTTTAAAAATCATTTTTTAATATCTTTAGGAGGTTACCGCAATTTGATAATGTCGCAAATCTAACTTACATTAGATTCACTAGTAGTTTATTATTAATCAAGGGATAAACAAGCCGGTGGACTACAATGATTAATATAGGAATAACAGATTTTCTATAACATATCCTAATAGTTATAGCTGACTACTTTTTTTCCCCATTTTAGTTAAGGATTTCCGGTAAGGTAAATATCTTGCTTTTTAACCGTAAATTTACTAATAAAATTTACAAAAGTTAAAGTCTTAACATCTCTGTTAAGAATAGAGTACACCTTAAGAATTTTCAGATATGGCTAATATCATCATTAAATCCCAACTTCCATCTACTCGTTGAACCTTCATCTTATATCTACCTAAACGATACAAAATGCTTGGCTGCGGATTGTCTAATCTTTAACGTTTTTACTATGCCTCAGGTCATTACCCTTTGGTATTAATAATATCACTATCATTAAGTAGTAGTTAAAGTTCTAAAAGAGGTTCCCGCAATTTGAAAGTTTCGCAAAAAACGTTTTCAAAAAGTTTTTCACTAGCAAGTTTATAATAAGAAACTATCACAGTTAATTCCTTATTCGTATATTTATACTGTTTATCTAATATGGTATTATACGAACCATAATTAGCAGCTTACTATTTGAGCCCAGATATTTAAGCTCCATAAGCGCGGTAGTTCTCTTAATTTTAGTTAAAAGCCGGACTATATCTTAAGATTTCATTGAAGTTGATTAAACTTCTCTATCCCAACTACGTTTAGTCTCTGAACCTTCACCATAGTCTAATCAAATTGACTTTAGGTGCTTGGCTGCGGATTATCCAATCCTAAACTTTATTACCATTGGGTACGATTATTAATCGTGGTCCTTTTAAATGTTTCCAAATAAAAGTGGTAGTTTAGGCTCTAAGGAAGTTCCCGTCAATTTGAAGTTGTCGCAAAATAGATATTAAATTAATAATTCCATTTCACTAGCAAATACTTTTAATATTTACTTTCGCTCGCCTGCTTAAGTTAACGAGTTGCATTCCTTGCTACCCCACCTTTCAGTGTATTTAAATTGGGAGTAGACTATATCTTAAGCTATCATTAGAGTTGATTAAACTCTTCAAACCCACTAACATTTAGTCGTTGAACCTTCACCATAGTCACGGTTTCCAAAACTTAAGTTTTGAAAACTCTTATCAAAGCGACTTTAGGTGCTTGGCTGCGGATTGTCCAATCCTAAACTTTATTACCATTGGGTACGGTTATTAACCATGTTCCTTTACAATATTTCTATTTTAAAGTGGTAGTTTAGGCTATAAGGATTTCCCCGTCATTTTGAAAGTGTCGCGAAATAGATATTAAATAAATAATTCTATATCACTAGTAATTTGTTTTAAAAATTACTATTTGGTCCTAGCAATGTTAAGACCACCTGCCATGTTTGTTTTTATAATGTATAAAAAGAAAAAAATTTTTTGAATTAGACGAATTAATTAAAATTTAAATGTTTTTAAATAAAAAAAAACGCATTAAAATATTTATATAGTATATTACTAGTATTTATTTATAACTAATTATTTAAATTAATTATTTAAATTAATTTAAAAAGTATTTTAATTTATAATTAAATCTACAAAATTAAATTCTGTATATTTATAATTTTTTATTAACCATAAATTTTTATGATTTTTAATAATTTTCAATTTTTTAATAATTCAGTAAAATCTACTGGTTTATATTTATAATTTTTTAGTATCTTAAAAGTTGACTTATTGTAAACCACAAAATGAATACCGTCATCACTTAATCTATAAGCAGGTGAATCATATCTTTGTGGAACTTCTTCTTTATAAAGTCGTACTGTTTCAATAGCATCATCTTCAGTTTCACATAACTTTGACATATTAGACTTATGTACTAAATCAAATGCTTCATCCGCATCAAATCCAAAACTTGAACAAGCACCGAGAATTACATAAAGACTATCTGCTAATGCATCAATCACTTCTGTCATATCTTTTTCTTTAATTGCATCACGAAGTTCTTGTACTTCCTCTTCAATAAGTGCTAACCGATAAGCAACTAATTTCGGATCTTTATCAAAAATGTCATGTTGAATTGTTGTATTACATTTAACACCAAATGCTTTATTAAATTCTACAACTTTTTGAAAATTTGATGACATGTTTTAATTTCTTTTAAATACATGAAAAATTCAATTTTATTTATTTATTTGTTTATTATATAATGAATAAAATACCTACAGAATTAAATTTAAAAATATTTGAAAATTTAAACTGCAAAGATAAATTAAATATTTGTCAATCTAATAAAAATATGTTTAATATATGTAAAAATGATAAACAAATGTCAAGAGATCTTGCCCTTTGTTATTTTGGACAAAAGTTATATAATAAATTTAAAAAACTAGATGCTATATACGATAATCTTGACGAAGATCCAATAGATAGTCTAAAAGATGTAGCTAATAGTTATATCGGAGATGATCTCACAAAAAAAGATATAATATACCTTTTCAAAAATAAAGATGTTGTATATAAAGTAATACTTGATTTTTTTCCAGAATATTTTATTATTTTATCTGAAGAATATCCAGTAAATTACAGATATAAATTTCAAGAAGAAATGGGAGAATATATATCAGAAAATTGGTATATATACAAAGATAAGATAGATCTTGACGCTTTATTATTTCTAATATTTTATTTTTTGAAAAAATTTGATATAAATAAAGCCAAAAATATTAAACAATACGTCATGGATAAAGATTCTGATATATTACAAAATATAAAAGATGATGGTATAGATTGGTTTAATTCAGGTAAAGAAAATTCTGCACAAAAACAATTCTTTAATTATTTAATTACTTAAACAAAAGTTCTTTCAAAATATACTAATAATTGTTGTTTTTCTTTATCAATATCTAATTTTAAATTATATCCGAATGATCGTGTGTATTTTTTAATTAATTCAATTTGATTTCCAGTTAATTCCACAAAATTAACATGACCAAATAAAGTCTTAATTCCTGTCATTGTAATTATTCTTAAAATATTACTCGTAAATTGTTCAATTCCCTCTTGTTCAGCTATTTCAGCAGTTTGTTCTTCTAATTGTAAATCAATAGAATTTAAATCACCTGGTGGATTACTAAAAATCTTTTCACCAATTTCTTCAGGACCCATTTGAAAAGTATTATCGTCGTTTTGCATTTTTCTTTTTTTAATTTTAATAAACATTTAACTTTAAATTAAAATGTAATATTTATTTCACTATATATGTATATGTGGAAGATCAAAACCAGGATTTCTATTAAACCAGAATTGAAGAGGAATATATTTTTTTCTTTTTTCTTCTCGAAAACACTTTTTAACTTTTTCTTCAAAATATCGTTTATAAATAAAATAGAATCTTTTACTTTTTTTACTTAATTCTATAAATAAAGAAGTTTCTTTCAAATCTATTTTCTCAAATATTTCTATAACAAGTTCTGTAGGCAATTGATTCATATCTAAGTTAATTTTTATATTTGAAGTTTAAATATTCAATATTTTATTAATTGTATTTGACTCATATACCCATAATGTTACATAAATGGCAACTATGATATCTACAGTATAATGTGCTCTTGTAACTCCTATCATCATAAAGTGAATTATATTTAATAATATAAAAAGTAATATATTAAAATTATTTGATTCCAAAAAGTTATATTTAAATAAAAGCAAAGTTGCAAGTAAACCAAAACTACTATGCCCAGAGTAACATTTATCGTACATTCCACCACCAATAGTTCTGTGATATAATACTGTCCAAAAATCTGTTTTTTTGTTTATTTTTACTTTTAATTTAGAATTTCTAGGTAAAATTGTTGATATTATTGTAAAACTTCTTAAAAATATTAGTATCATGAATTTCCAAAAAAATTCATACACATATATAGCAGATATATTTTGTAAATTAAATATTATAGGTAAAAAAAATACTATAAGATAGATATCTTTTGAATAATTAAAGACTGAATAGTCAGCAAAATTTGAATGAATTATGTCCCATATTGGGGTTGATTGTTTTATTATAGGTAATATCTGTTTTCTATTTTTTTTACGTTGAAAAACTTTTTTCCTGTAAAATTTTGTACCTTTATAAAATACAAAAGACATTGCTGATATATGTACTGTACCAATTACTAATAATGATATTACAATTGTTGTAACGTTCATTCTTATTACTTAAACTTAGATTTTAAATAAATAAATTTACTTAAAAATATTATAAAGATTTTTATTTTATAATATTAATGTTTTATTTTTTATTAAGTAGCCATTTCATGAAATTGGTATCCACAGAAATTTTATTAATTAATGAACTTGCTTTATTAATTTTATCCCAAGACGTTAAAAATATTATATCACTACTTTTTTGTGTTAAAAGATCAATGGGTTCATAAACAACATTTTTAGATAAAAAAGTAGGTTCTAATAAATTTATTTCACTTATTTTTGATGTTATAACATTATAATCATTTTCAATGTTATATTCTTCATTAAGAATTAATATATCTTTATTCATATTTATCATTTCATATAATTCACTAGTAGAAAGTCTAAAAGAAGGGTTAATAGTTAAAAGGCCTTTTAAAATATTTTTCATATTTTGATCAATGAGACTTTTCTTGTCAATTTTTTTATAAAGATCTAATTGAGTTGTTGATCTTGAAAAAAAATCTTTAAGATCATGTATATCAGAAATTCCTGAAAATGGTAATGTATTAAATATTAATTCATATAAACATATACCATAACTCCATAAATCAACTTTTTTATCGTAAAATTTTACAAAAGATGTATCATTTAAAAAATCTTGTTTATTTTCTAAAATTTTTTGAGGTGTTGCTAATTGTTCAAATTCTTCTATATTTAATATTATTTCAGGTGCCATATAATATGGTGTACCACATAATTTATAATATTTCTTTTTTAATGCACTAGCACTAAAATCAAAATCACTCATATTTAAACTTTCATTTAATTCAGTATCTATATCAAAACAAGCAAACCCAAAATCACTTAATTTAAACAAAAATCCATTATCATCTTTTATTAATACATTGTGTAATTTTATATCACGATGAATAATATTAAGATCATGTAAATATTTTAATCCAGATACTGTATCCAATAAAAATTTTTTTATAAAACTATCCTCAAAACCTCCAAATGTATTCCTTAATTTAAAATTTGATAATAACTGTTTATCTTTTGATTGTTTTTTTAATACAGTATAAAGATCACCATAATTACAATATTCCATCTTTATACAATAAATCTGAGCTTGCCCCTCATTTAATAAATCAATATTTGAAGAAAAATACTTTATTATATTTTTATGACTTAATTTCTTTAATATTTCAATTTCACTATCTATAAGGTCTTTTAAACGTTTATAATAATATTCTTCTTCAGTATCTAATTTTTTCATTATTTCTTTATTAAATATACTCTTATATGGTGTTATATTAACACTTGCTTGTTTTGATAATGATGGTGACACTACAGAATTACGAAAATTAATTTTATTTAATATTTCTGCTCTAGATTTATTCATATATTTTCTTACTAAATTATCAATATTAATCTCTTTAATAATAAATAAATCATCATCATATTTACATGTTTCTAAAATACCTATATATCTATCGATACTACTTAATAATATACTACTATTTTTCTTTACTCTATCTTTTTTACATAAATGAACATTCGAAAAAGCTCCCTTACCTATTTGTTTTAT